TTGTTTGAAAAGGTTGGAATTGATATCGATGACGATCAAGTTCAACTTTTTGTAACAACGTTTGAACTTCAAAAAAGCGAAGCAATTACTGAAGCAGTAAAACCAATTCAAGAAAAATTGGCAGAGTACCAAAAACGAAATTTTGAATTGGGGGCATCTCTTGAAGAAGCTAAACAATTTAAAGACCATTTCGAAAAAACCCTAGAAGAAAAGACAAAACAAATTGAAGCAATTAAATTTCCCGAAGTTCCTAAAATAGAAGAAGCCATCAATAAGGCGTTGACCGAAAAACTTAATTTACTTGAAAAGAAGATTGTCAAAATCGATGAAGCGGCTAACAAAATCAATGAAAAAATTCTTCCAATGAATATGGCTGAGGATTTGAAAAAGATTAATGAAATCGGTAATCTTTTTTCCAATTATAAAAATGAATTTGCAAAACATTTAACAGAGATGGAATCTACAGAAATTAAAAAGCTGAAAGAATCTGTTGCATTATTGGAGAAAAAATTAGAAACTGCTGATAAGAAAAATAAACAACTTGAAGAGCAGGTGATAAGAGAAAGAGAAACTACAGAAGTAACATTACTTCTTGAAAGTTCATCATTAGATGCACAAGAGAAAGAACATCTTTTAAAATATTATGACAAAGCAGGTCATGAAGAAGGCAAAAACGAAATACAAAAGTTTATCTCAATAAAAGAAAATAAAGAAAGAGAGAAACCCGTACAGCGCTCCTATGTTCGTGAGAACACTACAGGCGGAGTCAAACCTATGAACGAAACCGGGATTTTACGAAAGGGTATGCGGCTAGGAGAATCATCGTCATTCTCCCGTGAAATGGATGAATGGGCCGTCACAGCTAGAGTTGACGAAGCAGAAAAAGTCTAAAGGAGGCTTACAAAATGTATGCAGTAGGAGATCAGAAGCTCAAGAGGCTTCGTGAAAAATGGTCGCGTCTTTTAAAGGGAATTAAAAATGACGAGACCAGAGATATGACCGCAATCGTTCTTGAAAACCAAGAAGGCGAGATGCGTCAGTCTCTTCGTGAAAGTACCACATCAGGTTATGGCTTCGGCCCAGCCGTGAGCAGTGGCGATGTTGACAAATTCCCAAAATTGATGATTCCTATGGTTCGCCGTATTATGCCGCAGTTGATTGCAAACGAAATCTTCGGCGTGCAGGCAATGGAAGGACCAGTTGGAATGGCATTCACCCTTCGTTGGGTGTATGACACAACTGTAACTTGGACTGACCCAGTTACAGGTCGCGTTTACACAACTACAGCAAATGACCAGGCATATATCCCTGGTACAACTCAGGCAAATCCGGTGTATTCAGGCGATTACAACAATGCAACCTATGAAGATTCAACCGACACAGCAAACGCAAACACAGGTGGTTTCGGTCTCCGGAACGACCGCGGTGAACTTTTGTCAGACATTATTCAGACACCAGGTGCAACTTACGGTAACGCACCAGATGGCACAGGCAGTGTTTATCCTTATTCAGAAGGTTCGCTCAAAATTATCAACAGACTTATTGAGGCTCGGACTCGTAAGTTGAAAGCAAATTGGTCGCAGGAAGCAGTTGACGACATCAAGAAAGTGCACTCACTCAATCTTGAACAGGAAATTGTTGACTTCCTCTCATATCAGATTCAGGCAGAGATCGACCGTGAATTGATTTTGGCCGCTTACAATCTTGGTACAACCAATGGTTTGTTCACTTGGGATATCGCAAGCACAGACGGTCGTTGGCAGGAAGAAAAGTACAAAACTCTGTATCACGCAATCGTTAAAGCACTCAACTACATCGGTCACCAGACTCGTAGAGGTCGTGCAAATTGGATGGTTGTGTCTTCAGAAGTCGCTTCAATTCTGTCGGCAATCAAAGTGTTTGATTACAGCGCAGTCCAGCCCGTGGATGGCTTCGAGCCTTACGAGGGTGGTGAAGGCGTTGTGTATTTGGGGACGATTGAATCCGGTAAGGTTAAGGTTTACCTAGACCTGTATTGGGAAGCCCCAGCAAATAACGTGGACAAGGAAATCGGGTACATCCTGATGGGATACAAAGGTAAGAAGAGTTTCGACAGCGGAATTCTGTACTGCCCATATGTTCCAGTTATGATGATGAAGACTATTTCACCACATGACTTCCATCCATTGCTCTCACTTGGTAGCAGGTACGCAGTGGTAACACAACTTTTGGACACAGAAAAATATTATGCTGTTGTGTCCGTCCGTAACAGCGCTCTGTAAAGAGTAATAGAAATTCGAGAAGGGTCAGAAGAAATTCTGACCCTTTTTTATTTATACTTTAAAAAGGAGGTGTTATATGGGCCTCTTTTATTTCGAAAACAATAAATATAGATATGGACAATACATTACAATACCCAAAAATGTCAGTTAGAGGAAAAGCAGCCGAAGTTAAAATTTCCAATTGGAAAAGAAGAATTTTGCGTAATAAAAAAATAGTAAACGATTATAAACGAGAGCACCCTTGTTCTTGTGGAGAAAAAAGAATAGTTTGTTTAGATTTTCACCATGATAATGAAAAAGAAAAAAAAGAATCAATAAATCGTCTTGTGAAATATCATGCTAGTATTAAACGGCTTATAGATGAAATGAGAAAATGCACAGTTATTTGTGCTAATTGTCATAGAGTTTTACACGATTCTAATACTACAGAAAAAGAGTGACAAAATACAACAACCTGTGGTATAATATAGGTAGGAGTAAGAATGATAAAAACTACTGATTTACCTGATCGTAAGACATTCAAGAAACTTTTGGTCAAGGCTACGGCGGGTTGTGGTATTCAAAACGGTTGGCCCTGCGGAACTTGTTTCTTCGCTATAAGTAATAAACTGACAAATAAAGATTGGCAAGCAATACTCTTATTCCGTGGTGATTATAAAAAAGAAGACCTTCATAATCTTCCTAAAGATATTAATAAGAGTTTGATGAAGATTTATAATTTGATTAAGTAGGAGCAAAGAATGTTTTCCAAAAAGAAAGTTAAAACAGCAAAACGGGCAAGAGTTAAGTTTGCCTATTTGCAAATTACAAACACTTATACAGGATATCAATGTCCTCATTGCGGGATTTTGTATTGTAACGCTGGCCCCGAAAGGAATGTTACTCGCTTTCGCTGCAGCCAATGTGATAATGAAATAATCATTGACGGTTGGGATGAATTAACATACCAAGATTTAATGGAAGGAAATTTTAAAAAAGTCATTCCTGGCCAAGCACAAATGTGGAAAATAAGGAGCAAAGAGTGAAAATAAGTTTCCATAAAATTGACAGACAAAATGTGAAAGATAATATGCAAATGGGCTGGGGGTTTTATAAATTTGAAGTTTGCCCCTGTGGTTGCACTAATGATAAACAAGGATGGGGTTTTAATTTTTACTTTTTTGGGATTTCAGTAAGTACAAAGATAAAAGAATTGAAGTAAGAATAGTAATGAACGTTGTAGAGAATTTTATAGAATATACCAAGGCCCTAGGATATGGAGATAAATTTGAACCTGCGCCCGGCCCAACTATGTTATGTTTTTATTTTTCTATAGAAAATAAACAAATACAAATCAATAAACATATATTGGAAATGAGAAGTTATCGTACTTCACTTATGTTAATCGATATAGAAATTAAAATTACTGATATCTTTTCACAAATATTGGATGTCATAAACAAAATTTATAAACCTCTTGCAAAAGTATATATTTATGGGCTAGAGGAAATGAAATGTATCCACCCGACAGGATTTTATCCCCAACGAGCAATATGTGTACGAATGGCTAGTTCCCACCACCTTAGTATCTGTAATAATAATAAAACGGTTGATAATTTTATAAAGAAAAATGGCGTTGTTAAAATATTAAAGGATTATCCTAATGAATTAAAAGATGAACCTTATTTACGTCATTATATAAAATCCAATCATCCTCAATATACTGACCAAATTCAGTTATTCGAAACTTTACATGGGCTTGAAATTACGAAGAAACAATATGAGTACGCGGGCGTAGTGTAATGGTAGCATGGCCCCCCCAAGGGGCTGGAGGCGGTTCGAGGCCGACCCACCCGCTTTACGAATGATAAAAACAAATACTCTTATTCCAAAAACTTTAGCTTGTAAAAGGTTGACAAACAAACCCACCCCAAAATACCCTGCGGATTATCGTATTGTTGAATGTGAATTTGCTGATATCATTCATATCTTTAAAAAATATCATTATAAAAAAAATCATATGGGCGGAGGCATTAGTTTTTGTTTGGCTCTTTTGGATATCGAAGGCGTAATTGTCGGCGGATCGGTTGTAGGCAAACCCCGACATTTAGCAAAATACAAAGGGTGTGTCGAAATCAGGAGAATGGCATGCCTTGATAGTTGTACAAAAAATACCGAAAGTTTTTTTCTTTCGAAGATTATTTGGTTTATAAAGAAGAATACTAAATTTTCCAGCGTCCTTTCTTACGCCGATACTTCCGTAGGACATAAAGGCACTATTTACGCTGCAGCAAATTTCAAAATGATAGGGCAAACAGCACCATCAAAGCATGTATTTTGGAAAGGTAAACGATATCACCCCAGAAGTCTGACAATTGAACGACCCTATTCTCACGAATTACGAAAGGCTGTAGAGATAGGGCAAGCGACAATTGAGACGGGAACCCCTAAGAATATTTGGATTTACGAGATTCGGCGCTAATTTATAACAGAGTATGATATAATATAAGTATGGGAAAACTGACAAAATTTAAAAAATTAAAGAAGTCATACCCCAATTTATTCCCAAAAGAATGGCTTGGAATAGAGTGTGGTGATGGTTGGATAGAATTAATAAACATTTTATGCCAATATTTTGATAATATGATTAAATCTAAAAATGTAAATTTTATTCAATTCGCCCAAATTAAGGAAAAATTTGGATTACTCCGTATTTATTTTAATCTTGAATTTCCTATTTTGAATAAAAAAACAGAAGACCCTAATAGAATTTTTTATGAAATTCACCAAACAGTTGCAACAATAGAAGAAATATCAAGTATTGTTTGTGAAGATTGCGGTCAAATGAAACACGAACGATTCAACGTAAAAATGAGAAGTATAGGTGGCTGGAAAATGACCAAATGCGATGAATGTTTTAAAAAATATCGTAAAGAACGAATGAAAAAATGAAAGACCATTTCAAAAATTATTTTCTGTATATTTTGATTATAACTGCTTTGATATGGTTGTATAGTGCCAGTAAATCTTATTATATCCAAATGGGCAGGGAACAGGTAGAATCAGAATATAATGACAGGACAACTTTACAGGAAATTGAAGCACAAAAACAGTATAAAATCAGGGACGAATTGCTGATAAAGGCTGTCAAAGAAAAAATAGAAAATAAAGAAAA